TGGACTATCTGCTGAGGAAAACCAAAAGATTGCTCGTATCGAAGCTGACATCGACTCAGCCGATGCAACAATCGAAACTGCTCGTAAGCTTGCAGAGCGTGAAGCTCGTGCATCTGAGGCAGCAGCATCATTCGCACCATCAGCACCAACAGCTCAGAACTCTGACGCTGACATCCTTCGCTCAATCGCTTCTGGCGAAATGCGCGGATACGACTTCGCTCGTGAAGCTCGTACTCTAGTACCAAGCTCGAACACTGTTGGGCAGTCTTTTTTCGACAGAGTATTTGAGATCGCTCAGCTAGTTGGCCCAATGCTAACTGTGTCTGAGGTCTTGAACACACAGAGTGGAGAGAACCTAGTAATTCCGACAGTCACAGCTACTTCAACCGCAGGTTCAGTAGCAGCAGGTGGAACTATCTCTGAGTCCAACCCAACATTCTCATCCATCACCCTTGGTGCTGAGAAGTATGGAGCTTTGGTTCAGGTTGCATCTGAGCTAGTAACTGACGCTGGATTTAACATCACCCAGTATATTGCTCAAAACCTCGGAACCTCATTGGGTCTGCAGGCTAACTCTGTTCTAACCTCAAAGCTATCTGCAGCCGCTGGCTCAGTAGTAACTGGTGGAACCGGTGTTGGTGGAGCAGCTTCATACGAGAACCTAATTGACCTTGTTTACGGAATCGCAGACGGCGCAAGAGTATTGCCAGGTCTAGGCTTCCAGATGAGCAAGTCAGGTATCGCAGCAGCTCGCAAGCTAAAGGATGGTGCAGGAAACTACATCTGGACTAACTCAGCAGTACCAGGTCAGCCAGCAACCTTGCTTGGCTACCCAGTATATGAAAATCCGTCCGTGGCATCCGTGGGCACCGGAACCAAGAGCGTGCTCTTTGGACATCTCCCATCATTTGTTGTGAGAGTCGCCGGTGGAATCCGAGTCGATCAGAGCGCAGATTTTGCGTTTAGCACAGACACAGTTACCTACCGAGGCCTAATCCGTCTTGATGGTGGACTAACTCACGCATCACACATAGGATATTTCAAGGGGGGCGCAAGCTAATAGCTTGTTTTCAACTGGAAATCCAAGGAACCCCTCAGAGCTTAGGCTTTGGGGGGTTTCCTCTTATCCTGAATAATCGGCAACAAGTAAACTTGTAGGGCGGGGGACACAGAGCGTAGGACTGTGTTCCCTGCTTTTCTTGCTATTATCTTTGTATGCCTACGAATAAAGAGAAACTAAACGGCGCAGTAAGCGTCTGGTCTAATAGCTACAACGCACCAACCGGATACGGACAACAGGCCACAATGCTTGTTGACCGATTGAAGCGTTCAGGTCTTGATGTTGCTATGTTGTCCAATTACGGACTAGAGGGAATCCCAAGCACAATCAAAACACCTTTTGGCGATGTCCCACATTACCCCAGAGGAATAGACCTCTACTCAAATGACTCTGCACCAGTAGATCACAAATCCTTTATTGCCGGAAAAGATAAACCCAATCTGTTTATCAGCCTTTACGATGTTTGGGTGATGCTTGCTAACGGATACGATGACTTCCCAATCGGTGCTTGGACACCGCTAGACCATGTAACACTTCCCCCAAAGGTAGAGAAGTTCCTACGCAAAGACAATGTAACCCCAATCGCTATGTCACCTCATGGAGTCAGACAGCTAACTGAAAAGGGTATTGACTGTGAGTACGCACCTCACGCAATAGACACTAAGGTTTACAAACCAACCAGCAAGATAGGCAGACATGAGATAAACGCCTACATGGGACTAGAGCCAGATAATTTTGTTGTCGGAGTTGTTGCCGCTAACAAGGCATCAGGGCTAGTTCACCGCAAAGCCTATGGGGAACTCATCCTTGCTTTCAGCTTGTTTGCTAAGGCTCACCCTGACGCTGTGCTGTATCTACACACAGATGCAGTAGGTCAAGCTGGTGGTTGGAACTTGCTAAACATCCTCAACTCAACAGGAATTAGAAAGGATCAGGTAATCTTTCCTAACCCGAATGACTACCGCTTTGGACTAGCTCAAAAAGACCTAGCCGCACTCTACTCACGCATGGATGTTTTACTAGCACCTAGCTTGGGTGAGGGCTTTGGAGTTCCTAGTCTTGAAGCTCAGGCTTGTGGCACTAGAGTCATTGGCTCTAACTGGGCAGCAACCCCTGACCTAATTAGCGAGGACTCATGGCTTACAGATGGTCAGCTAACTTGGGATGCAGGGCAAGACGCATGGTGGATGACACCGAGCATCTCTAGCTTGGTCAATGCTCTTGAGGAAGCGTACAAGGCCGAGCGTGGCCCATCACAGGTAGCCATAGACTTTGCCAGCAAGTTTGATGTTGAAAAGGTTTGGGAGAATAACTGGATGCCGATACTGAGGAAGTTGCTCAAGTAAATGGCACACAGTCAGCAAAGGGATTTCTTTCAAGGTGTCAAGAATAAAAAACCCGAAGCCTTTACAGGTGTTGAAGTCCTAGAGGTTGGCAGTCTAAACATCAACGGCACAGTCCGAGATTTCTTTGACTCGACTAGATACATTGGTGCTGATGTAGCCGAGGGCAGAGATGTAGATGTTGTCTGTAATGGTGAGAACCTTGACTACCCCGACAACAGCTTTGATGTCGCTGTATCTGCTGAGTGCTTTGAGCATAACCCTGAGTGGGTTGCTACCTTTCGCAATATGTGGCGTATGAGCAAGAAGTATGTGATGATGACCTGTGCCTCAGAGGGCAGAGCTGAGCATGGCACTACAAAGTCAGACCCTGGCTCATCACCGCTGACACTCGGCTGGGACTACTACCGAAACCTAACTGAGCAGGACTTTAGAGCTGAGTTCAATCTTGATGAGATGTTTGACAGCTACTACTTTGACTACAACGCTGATTCTTGTGACCTTTACTTCTATGGTGAAAAGAAAGCTGATGCTTGAGAACCTGATTGTGCCGGTGCTGAATCGGTATGACCTGCTCCAAAGGATGCTTGACAGCGTAGATGTCCCAGTCGAACACCTGCTCATAATTGACAATGGTGCAAGCCACCAGCCAAAGCTAATCCTTGACCTAAGCGATAACTTTAAGAAGGTCACACACTTACCGATGCCAGCTAATCTCGGCGTATCAGGATCATGGAACTTAGGCATCAAGTCTTTCCCTTATGCTCACCGCTGGTTTGTAGTGTCTAACGATGTAGAGTTCAAGCCTGGTGCTTTAGAGCAACTCTCACAGGCTCGCAGGGATGAGATAACCCTGACAGGCTCAGCACCTCACTGGCAAGCCTTTGCTTTGGGAGATGAGGCAGTCAACGACATCGGGCTGTTTGATGAGTCACTATTCCCTGCCTACTTTGAGGACAATGACTATGCTCGCAGGGCTGAGTTTGTCGGTGTCAACATTAGGCTCTTAGACATCGAGGTCACACATGACAACAGCTCGACTATCAAGGCTGGTTACATGGACAAGAACGCTATGACCTATTCCAGAAACGAGAAACACTATCAGTCTAAGATGGACAGTAACGACTACACCGCTGGTGATTGGTCACTAGAAATAAGGCGCAAGAACGGCTGGGAGTAACCCAGAGCGTATTCTTTTCAAGAGATAGAATAGAGAACATTATGGCAATCACCCAAGGCTATGCCTCACTTGCTCAAGTCAAGGCAGCACTAAGAATCACAGACACAGTAGATGACACCCTGCTAGAGATGGCTATTGAGTCAGGCTCGAGAGCTATTGACGGATACACCAACCGCAGCTTCTCTGCTACTGGCACAGCTACCAGAATCTTTACCCCAATGGATTACCTACAAGTTGAGATTGACGATCTAATCACGCTCACTCAGCTAAGAACCAAGTCGGATGATGATGGTAGCTTTGACCAAGTTTGGACAGCTAACGATTACCAGCTCGAACCCCTAAACGGCAGAGTTGACGGATTGCCTACCTCATACACTCACATCAGAGCTGTTGGTGATTACTTGTTTACCCAATGGGAAGGTGAAGCAACTGTTGAGGTCACAGGAACTTGGGGATGGTCAGCAGTCCCAATCGCTGTAACTCAGGCTTGTGTCATTCAGTCCAGCCGAATCTACAAGCGACTAGACAGCCCTCTTGGTGTTGCAGGTATCTCTGACATCGGAATCATGCGAGTCAGCAACCAACTCGATCCAGATGTCGCACAGCTCGTTGGCCCATACCGCAGAATTAG